GCCTGCCACGTGCGAACAATTTCTGATACACCACGGGATTCGATTGGGCTGCGCCGTGTCTTCTCACGGGTGAAGGTCTCGAATGGGTAAGTGTCCCCAGCCTCTGTCACGAGCCTGTGCTCTGCGAACATCTCCTTGCCGCTGGAGTTCTTCTCCATATACGGGGAGAAGACTGTCATGTAGATCCCGGGGTTCCCGTTCTCTGTCACCCTGCGGCTGTAGGCATGAATGACCTCGATCAAGTTGGTCTTGTCGTCCAGTCGTTCAGTGCTACCCAGAACAGGGCTCAGGCCTTGGTCCCATACCTGAGAACTCTGGCCTGCAGTCTTCTTGACTTCTTCAGCCCACTGCTTGTCCCACTCACCACTTGCTGCCTTCGCCTCTAGCTCGGCCAGTGTGTAATACTCACGGCGGAAGATCGCACGGGCTCTCTGCAGGTCAGTTGTCTCGGGCGGAAACAAGATCTCGTGATAGGGTCTGAGTGCCACGATGCGAGCCTGATTCTTTACCATATCAGGCAGCTCAAATGTGGTCTCACCCTTCTCCACAATCTCTCTGATGTGCTTCAGTGCCTTGGTCCTTGTCAGGCCTTCGTTGCTGGCCACAAGCAGGTCAGCGATGTATTCCTGCTCGTCTTGCAGCGCAGCGGTTAGAGCGTCGAGTTGTTGTGGGGCATTGACTCCTAAGAAGCCGGAGAGGGTCTGGAGGTTTATTGTTCGAGGGGTCTGGGCATAGGATCTATCCCAGATCACGTGAAGGACACTCCAACCATACTGCGCTGCGTATTCTGCATGTAACTCCAGCTCTTCTTCCCAGCCGGGTTGCATGAGAGTCGATAGCATCCACCTCAAATACAGACCTACAGCAGATGCTGCCTTGTGGTCTGAAGCCTCGATGCCAGCTACATTCAAGGCAGCCCTGCTGATGGCAGAGGTGCTCAGGTTCACCATAAACGAGCACACCTCGTCAGCCAGCCTGATCCTAGTGTCACTGGCTCCTTCCCAAGGGAACGGTTGTCTCCCTAGGTCCTTGGCGTGTTTCTTCCCGTCTCGGCTCTGCCCGGTCCACGTAGCAAATCGAGTTTCGTCAGACTCCCTGACACGGTAAGTTATCCTGTCATCAGAAAATGCCCTGCGGTATTCAGTGCAGAGCTGATTGATGTTGGGGTCTGTGTTGACCTGTAAGCGGTCGTCTTTGCTCGTGTTCATTAGTAGCTCAAAGTCTCAGTTGTGTATTGGGCCTGCCTCGAGACATAAATAGGGTCCATCAAAATCAAATATCTCAGAGCATCCACACAGTCCTTGGATGCTCCCTTATCACCATCGTTGCCAGTCCAAGTCTTCAGACTGTAGATCAGGTTCTGGCATTCATTGGACACATACAGCCTAGGCTCATTCAGGATGCTCACCTCTCTGCTCATGTCATAGGCGAACAGGTTGTTGACCAGAGCGCAGCTCTCGTCAATGTGCGCCATCGCTGAAGGCACAAACAGAAGACCATCCTTTACAATCTCTCCGCCTGCACCCCTGTCAGGATTGGCAAGCAAGTCAATCAGGCTCTGGTTGTGCTCCTTCTGGCCTATCACCGCAGTCCTGCCAGCTCTAGGATCGATGTATCTCTCGTGTATCCCTCCATCAGAGATCTCTAGCTCCCTGATGAGCTGTTTATACTGCTGAATATTTCTCCCACAGTCAGCCGTCTGTGCTGGTCCTTTCTTGCCGTCAAGCTTCTCGCTCGGAACTGCCCACTCGCCGTAGTTGGCCCTGTCTGGCCACTCCCTATAAATAAAAATCCTGCCCAGATCATCCACCCTAGCCCAGAGCATATACCAGTTGCGGTCGCCCGGTGTAGGATCGACAACCATATAGTTGGTCCCGTCCTTGGGGATCTGGTCCTTCGCAATAATATTGCGGTCAGTGAACCTCGGGAACTTGCCCACTACAGGGTTGCTCACATACCCGTAGGCCCTGATCTCTCGCTCTTCCCTAGTCCTGCCCCTGAGCGTCTGCTCCATTCGATCAAACGGGCTGTATGGATTCCACTCCGAGAAGAACCAGAAGATCTTCCCTGATCCACTGCGTGTTCTGCCCTTATACGGCATGTGTCCCTTGGGGACTCCATCAATCGAACTCTCATCCCCGATCAACTTAGCCTCTCGAGTCTCCTCGATGATGGCCCCGTCCATAGCATCCTTCACGGTGCTGGTGAACCCCTCAATTGGAGTGAAGGTCACGACCATTTTGCCCTTACGTGAGATTAGACGATATTTGAGCGTCTGAATCCACGCCATAGGGACCAGCTCATCACACCAGATCAAGTCCAGCTCTGTTCCCTCCATCGAGCTGAGTTCCTGAGAATAATTCTTGAACCAGCACTGGCTCCCATTAGGAGCCACAAAGGTCTTGTTAGAGAATCCGTTCTTCTGGCTAAAGCCTATGTTCACAACAGACCTCTGCCCTGTCCTCTGCTCCTTCCAAGGCAGCGGCAGATACTCATGCACATACGGCTGCTGAACCTGCACCGAGCTATCGTGTGTGCTATGACAACACCACACAGCACTCCTGTGCTTGTTAGCCAGAGTCCTGACTACCCTCGAGGCCATATACCGTGACTTGCCGCCACGATTGCCCCCGAAAATGTAGACCAGATCAACCTTGGGATCTTCCAGAGCCTCATCAGCATCTTTCCAGTGCCTGAACAGGCCCGTGGTATTATGCCAGTCAGAGCCGTAGTTGAAGGGGTCAGCCTTCTCGAGCCTGATCAACTCCTCCCTCTTCAGGTAGTAGTCCTGCAGCACCCCTTCAGCGGCCATAGCCTCTGCTTCCTCCCTGCTGGGGACCGGATATACTGGGTGCTGTGTCCAGTTCATCCCCAACGATCCAACTGCTTTGGAGACCCCACACAGACAAGCTTCCCTGTCCCCTGCTCCACCCAGACAGGGATCTTCAGCCCCTTCTGGAAGTCCCTGTTGTCTGACACCCTCACTAGCCCTAGATCTGTCTCCAGAAGCCGCATGTTAAAGGGCCTACCCTTCACAGTAGCCTGCTTGGGCTCCCTGCCAGCTTTCCAGCGGAGATCCGCTGTATCCAGCCCGGTTCGCCTCTTAGCCCTCTTGCCACGCTTCCTAGGGCTCTTCTTCGCACCTTCAGCCTCGCTCATAAATCATCAATAGCGTTGTAACTGTCAATCGACCAGTCTACCTGCAGCCAGCCTCCCCTGTCCCTGATCACCCAGTTCTCCACCCGGTGCTCCAAGCTCATGTCCAGCTTATCCCGTAGCTCCCTCACAAAGGCCTCCAGATAGCCTCTCAGACGCTCTTTAAGCACATCTGGGCTCTCCGGTAGGGTCATGTAGCTATACGGTGTCATATCGGCCATATACCAGCTCCTGAAACGCCATATGCGCTCGAAATCGATCCCATCAAGAAGCATCCTGATCTGGGCCTCCATAGAGGGGGCCTTGCCGAAATAGCCTGTGTTAGGCTCGATTAGTGTAGGCCCAGTAGGGGCATCGCTCTTCTGCGTATACATGTTGCTCATCTATTTTACGAGGGGAGATCCGCAACGATATCGCTATATTTCGCCAGCGTCTGACCCCCTCCCCCCATCTAGCCCGTGGATTTTCGCACAATATGTGTTATGTTTATAAGTGTCAATGTGTCTCACCGGCACTAACCACCTCTGCTTCAATCACTTGCTTTGGCTTGCAGTTCTTAATCAGCTTGGTGAGCACCTCTTCTGACAGATTCACAGTCTCGTGTCTAATAGTTGTCGAGGGTTTGCCGAGCAGGGTCTCAACTTTGTCGATGAGTATCCCTACTGTGACGGGTAACGTCTGCGGCTTCAGCTCACCTGACTTCAGGGCATCTCCAAGCTTCTCCAGAGCAGTGTCTCTTGTCTTCACAAGCTCCTGTAGGAAAGCCTCTTGAGCCTTGGGGTCTCTCTCAGCTTTCTCGACCATAGTCACGGCTAATTCCCGTGATATGCCGAACACTTCCTGCAGTGTCTCTATGCCGAATCCCTTCTTGGCAGCCTTGAGTATACTCTCGTATCTCTCAGGGTCCTGCTTCTTTAATCCAGTGCCAGTGTATCGTCTGATACCACTGGCTTCTAAGTCAGGATTCCACTTCGTTTTAACTCCCATAATGAGATGGATGGGAGCTGGATAAATGTGTATACATTCTGCCAGCCGCCCATCCAATTATATGTGGCCTAGGGCGTAAAGCAAGCCTTTTCGACTACTGGTCATATACTGTCCCAGACCAGCCTGCTTTGACTGCTGCTACACCCTCTCCATTGAGCTTGATAAACAGCTCTGAGGAGGCCGTAGAGGCAGCCTGAAAGACTGGGTAGTCCTGTGGGCTTATCTGGGTCAGTATCTTGCCGTCTACCAGCCTTGAGAACGGTCCTCTGAACTGGTCTAGCTGCCATCTACCGTCACCGTCTGCGTCTCGGTATATGGCTATGATCTGCATGTCTGAGGCTGGGTGTTCCCAGCTTGCGAATACGTATTTGTCCCCTATTTCGAGGAGGTTAGTTTCTTTCATGTTTGTAGTGGGTCTTTGTGGATGGTGAAGTGCTCGATGGGGATATGGATCACCACTCCCATATCCTGAGAGTCTCCTCTGTCTGATCTGCCGCCCATTCTCCAGTCATTGAATGGCTGGAACATGTCGATGCTGCCTAGGGCGTCTGTCCACTGCACCCACAGTGTGGCCTGCAGGAACTCATTGATCTGGCAGTAGGTGAAAGCGTTGTGGAACTTCTCGAGGCACAGCATGAATGTGGGGTATTCATTCAGAGGGTTTGTCCTGCACTTGACCTCGATCATGTGTGTGATCTCTCCCTGTCTGGTTGCAGCGTAGTCAAAGGAGTGCCTAGGAGGAAGCTCATGCAGTGGCTGCTGCATGATCATCTCGATCTTGGTCTTGACTAGCTCCTGATTGGCTCTGTCTTCATGTGTCTCGTATGTTGGCCTCATAATGCTTCACTGCTGCTAGGATGTTGCCTCTGAACTCATAGATGCTGCCATCGTTGCAGACCGTATAGTCT